TGAACAATGGAAGATAGACTTTCCAAACATTGATTATCAGGTAATGCGGATGACTTCATTTGTGTTGCCATCATTGAACCTACTAATGGTTGTGCTTCATAACCGACTATGGTTTTCATCGTAACCATACTAGCTGGATCCAGTCCTTTAAAGAATACGTATGACCACATGTTGTCAAACCATGCGAATTCTTTGCAGGCATTTGTTGGTAAACCTGGATCTGCTGATGGGTCGGTTAAGAAGTATTGTACAAACGGAGTACCGAATGGATCATTGTACTCATAACAAGTCAGGAAGTAGTTGTTTGCTCCTGATGCATTAAACGAAGTGTTTAATGTTTTGTAATTAGCAGTGGGTTGTGAGAAGAATGTTCTTACAAATGCACCTTCACGTGCCAACCAAGTCACTGAATTTGGTGATAATTGTTGAACTTGTTGTTCTGAGATCAACGCATCACCTAACTTCACAACTTGGATCATTTGGCCTATTGGTACATATGGAAATGGATCAGCTTTGCTGTGAACTATCTCGTATGCATCCTTACTCTTACAATTTAACAACTCCCAATTCTTTTGTACCTCATCGCAAAATTTTCCAATATTCTTGCAATGTGCCATACCAATTCTGAACTGTGTCATGTTCGTGAATGTTTCTACATTGGGACGAAAATTACCTACTGTTACCGTACCTTTATTAGTTAAATCATTGGTATTTAAATAAAAGGTTGTAGAACGGTATGCCATTCTAGCAGACGATAGAGTAGATACATCTCGTAAAGATAGGTAGTTGTTATATTGACCCCAATTTGTTGTTCCTGGTGCTGGTGCTAACGGTTCACAGGTCCAACGATTTGATGTACCTGCTGCAAGCGGATATTGTGTTGCTTGAAACAACAAATTCGACATACCTGGTGCAACTAAGTATATAAGATCAACACCTGTGCCGGCTGCGATACCTTGGCCTGAGCTGTGTGTTAATCGATATTCTAAGTGTGCGGATGGAGAATTGTTGTTATCCGGAATACCTGCGTAGTTTGGACCTTTTGGGGTTGGAGGATGTAGATATTTCATAGCGTAATCTTTCGATGCTGCGTATTTCGATACACCTTCTGTAAACACTGCTGTAGCATGTGCTGTAGTCATTTTAGTTTAGTTTAGTTTAGTTTATTTAATTTAAATTTAATCAATCAAAAAGATAAATAATGTATTTATTAATTATAAATAAAATTTCGGGTTAAATATGGAAGTAAATAAAATAAAATGAATGATAATAAGGTGAAATACACCATAAATAAATAATCTTAATAAAGGAAATAACAATAAGTAATTACAAACTGAGATATACATACTTCTTACTTCGTATATCCTCAAGATTCTCAGTTTCTTTAAGAGCGTATAGACAAAGTGTAATGAGCTCTATTTCCTCGGGTGTTATTAATATACCGAATTGTGCATAGAATTTTGATGCAGTTATATAACCATCGTTGAGATCTTCGTTGGTTTCTACTACATCTAAACAATCGGTAATTGCTTTCCGTGTTTCTTCCCAGTCTACTTCGTCAGAGTATATTTTATTTAATACTCTTGTTATTCGTCGTAGTACATCTGGAAAGAAATTTCCTGTAGGTGTGATTATATTGGCAATATATTCAGGGATAGATGCGTAATTTGTTTTAAGTTTGTAACCACATATACTTATATGTGTGTCACTGCCTAGTTTACATTCTACTATCTTCTCTGCACATATTACAGAATCATCACCTTTGAAAGCTGCGAATTGCATTTCTTTGATGTCGTAACACATACCTATTGCTGACATATTGAATAATGTGTTACCATCCAGAGTAAACGGTTGCCCGGAATGTTGCATCCAATCACCTTCTAATCTTATTATGAATTTGCTTGCGCCGCTTGAACTATTTGCTAATAATGTCCAGCTTTTCCGCATCTTCATATAAAAATCTATTACTTCGGTTTTAAAACCTAACGACTTAAGTAATATTGCTGATGAAAGTATACCTTTTTCTTCTTGTGAACTGTCGAATTCACTAAAATCAACCATTAATTTCTTGTGGTTTACAGAATTCAATTGTGATGGGTATTTTTTGAAGAATTCTTGCAATTTCGTATCTGATTGACCGTAGGAAAGTTGTACGTTGTTCTTCACGTATTTTACTATCATATCAGAATATGCTCTTGTGAATGATGAAAACAATACATTCATTAATTTTGACCATGCAGATACACCCTGTCCTGCTTTATATTCCACATCGAAACCGGGTTTTCTTATTTCTTTCGGTTGTGATTTCAAATGGAATTGGATTAAATTATGGTAACTGCTAGTCCATGGTTCTTGTAAATCTTTAACTTTGTTCATGTTGCTCGCC